CACTCCGTAGAACTGCTACAGGAACAAGGCGTGTACCGTGAGGGGCTAATTGAATCAGCAGCTCCTGACACAGACCTAGAGCCAGATCAAGACCTGACGATTTACAACGATGACAAAGTACGCCTTACGAAGTACTACGGTCTTGTGCCTCGTGAGTTGCTTGAGGCTGAAGACGTAGACGTAGACTCAGACTCCATGTACGTCGAGGCTATTGTTGTTATTGCCAACGGTGGCACACTCCTAAAGGCTGAAGCTAACCCTTACATGATGGGTGATCGTCCAGTAGTTGCGTTTCCTTGGGACGTAGTACCGGGACGTTTCTGGGGTCGTGGCGTATGTGAGAAAGGCTACAACAGCCAGAAGGCGTTGGACACTGAACTACGCGCACGTATCGACGCGCTGGCCCTCACGATTCACCCAATGATGGCTATCGACGCTACACGACTGCCCCGTGGTGCTAAACCAGAGGTACGTCCGGGCAAGATGATTCTAACTAACGGAGATCCTCGTGAAGTACTCCAACCGTTTAACTTTGGACAAGTTAATCAAATCACCTTTGCACAAGCTGCGGCGCTTCAGCAGATGGTTCAGCAGGCTACAGGAGCAGTTGATTCAGCCGGAATCGCTGGCAGTGTTAATGGTGAAGCTACTGCCGCTGGTATTTCTATGTCTCTTGGCGCTATCATTAAGCGACACAAGCGCACACTGATTAACTTCCAGCAGTCGTTCCTGTTGCCGTTTGTCACAAAAGCTGCACACAGGTATATGCAGTTTGACCCTGAGAACTACCCTGTGGCTGACTACAAGTTTAACGCTACGAGCACTCTGGGTATCATTGCTCGTGAGTACGAGGTTACTCAGCTGGTACAGCTCTTGCAGACTATGCAACAAGACAGCCCTCTGTACCCTGTGTTGATCCAGAGCATCATCGACAACATGAACCTCAGTAACCGTGAGGAGCTTATCGCAGCGATGCAGAAGGCAGCACAGCCTAATCCACAGGCACAGCAAATGGCTATGGCTGCTCAACAATCACAGCTGCAGTTCCAGCAAGCGCAAACAGCGGCACTACAAGGACAAGCTGCAGAATCTCAAGCTAGGGCTGTCAAGTACGCTATTGACGCTGAGTTGGCACCACAAGAGCTTGAGATTGATAAGATTGAAGCAATTACCAGAAACCTCAGAGAAGGCGACGAAGATGACAAAGAATTTGAACGTCGCATGAAAATTGCTGAAGTTGCGCTCAAGGAAAAGAACATCAACAACCAAGCTAGAAGAGGAGCTACTAGCCGTGCTAATGACACAAACAGAAATGAACAGCTTTCTGGAGCAAATCAACAAGGCGTTCAAGGACCAGTTCGACAAATTGGACTTGTTGGAGAACCGGGTCAAGGAACTGGAGGCCAAAGCTAATGCCCAAGAAAAAGGATCCAAAGCTGGAACGAGCAGGGGTAAGCGGGTACAACAAACCGAAGCGGACTCCTAATCACCCAACTAAGAAGTACGTGGTGGTAGCCAAGGAAGGCGACAAAACCAAGACCATCCGGTTTGGTGACGCTAAGATGACGATCAAGAAAGATCAACCAGCACGGCGCAAATCTTTCAGAGCTAGGCACAAGTGTGACACTAACAAGCCTAGTAAACTAACCGCAAGATACTGGTCTTGCAAAAACTGGTAAGGAGATAGTTATGCCAGACGGACTCGGAACATATGGAAAAACAGTAGGCCGACCCCCTAAGAAGAAAAAGGCTAAAGCAAAGAAAAAGAAAAAGAAGAGTATGTAAAAATGCCTGCCAAGAAAAAGAAAGCTAACGATGCGTGTGCGAAAAAAGTCAAAGCCCGTTACAAGGTGTGGCCTTCTGCTTACGCATCTGGTGCTGTAGCTAAATGCCGCAAGGTAGGCGCTAAGAACTGGGGTAAAAAAAGTGGCCGTAAGAAAAAGTAAAAAAGGGGCTGCCCTCAAGAAGTGGTTCAAGGAAGAATGGGTAGATGTAAAGACCGGGAAGCCTTGTGGACGCTCTGGTAAGGACAAAAAGAAGCGCCCGTACCCCTCGTGTAGACCCAAGGCTGTGGCTGCTAAGATGACAAAAGCTGAAAAAGCATCATCATCTAGGCGTAAAAAAGGCCCAGCTAGAATTAAACATGCGGTCACTGCTTCTGGACGCAGGCGTAAAAGTACCAAAAAGAGTAAATAATGCTTGACTTTTGATTCAAAATATGATATAATATACAGTGTACTAAGGTACATTTTATTAATCAGAGACAACCTAAGAGGCCTCAAGTGGATCAAGAGACACAAAAATATTACGACAACTACTTTAGTCTTTTTATGACAGACGGTTGGAAACAACTCATGCAGGACTTTAGTAACAATGCTGTCCAAATTAACAGTATAGAAGCTGCTAAGGACAACAACGATATGTACTTTCGTAAGGGACAACTAAACATATTAGCCCACTTACTGAACTTAGAGACTATTGTTACAACTAACTACGAGGAAGCTAATAAGCCTCCAGAAGAAGATGATTAAAGTATTTGATTTTCGTTGTACAAACGGACACACTTTCGAAGATTTTGTAGACGGTAATACTACATCCAGTAGGTGCGGGTGTGGGGCCAACGCTACAAAGATTGTCTCAGCTACTCAACATATCCTAGATGGAGCCTCTGGGGATTTTCCCGGTAGGCACATGAAGTGGGTACGTGAACACGAGAAAGCTGGGAAAACTACGAGGGAATCTCAATAGAGGCAACTCCCATTTTATTTCTCCATAACCTAATGATAGGCGGGGTAAGTTTAGAATGTCAAGAGCGACACTAATTGATGAGCGTCAGGAAGAGGAACTAGAAACAACAGATCAACTCGACACACAGGACACCGTAGAGACTCCTCACGAAGAGGAACAACCTGTACAAGAGCCTGAAGTCCCAGAAAAGTACCAAGGTAAGTCTGTCGAAGAACTCGTACAGATGCACCAAGAGCTTGAGAAGTTTTCAGGTAAACAGAGTACGGAAGTTGGCGAGTTACGAAAAGTTGTTGATGATTACATCCAGACACAACTCAACGCACAACAAGCACCTCAACAACAGCAACAAAAAGACGATGAAGATGATGTTGATTTCTTTGTTGATCCCCAAACCGCTGTTAGTCGAGCAATAGACAACCACCCTAAGATCAAAGAAGCGGAAGCTTACACACAACAAGCAAAACAACAGGCTACTCTTGCACAGTTAAAATCTGAGCATCCAGACATGGAACAGATATTGCAAGACCCTAAGTTTGCTGAGTGGATCAAGGGGTCAAAAGTCCGAACACAGTTGTTTGTTAGGGCTGACCAAGGGTACGATTACGATTCTGCTCACGAACTGTTCTCACTCTGGAAAGAGAAGAACCAAGTAGTACAGCAAACAGCTCAAGCTGAAAAAGCAGCTCGTAAAGATGCCGTAAGGTCTGCTACCACAGGCAATGCTCGTGGAACAGGGGAGGGGTCACGTAAGAAAGTTTATCGTCGTGCTGACATTATTAAACTTATGCGTACCGACCCAGAACGTTATCAAGCTTTATCTGATGAAATCTTTAAAGCATACGCAGAGGGTCGAGTTAAATAGCCTAAAGGAGAATTAAAATGGCTGGTGAAACCTCTGGAACTTATTTTACAGCTAATGCTGTAGTAGACAAAACAGCAGCGGGCACTTTTATCCCCGAAATTTGGTCGGATGAAATTATTGCTGCATATCAAAAGAACCTGAAGATGGCTCCGCTTGTCAAGCGTATGTCTATGACAGGCAAGAAAGGCGATGTAATCCACATCCCTAAGCCTACTCGTGGTGCCGCCTCTGCTAAGGCAGAAGCAACTGCAGTAACCATTCAGGCAAACCTTGAGTCAGAACTGACGATCACTGTAGACCGTCACTTTGAGTACTCGCGTCTGATCGAAGACATCGTAGAAGTACAGGCTCTGTCCTCTCTGCGACAGTTCTACACTGAAGACGCTGGTTATCAGCTGGCTCTGAAAGTTGACACTGACCTCATCAACGCTGCTACTGGTTTTGGTGACGGTACTCGTACGCAGACTCCTGCCGCTACGGGCGCTAACTGGGTAAACAGCAACAGCTACTACTTCAATGCCGCTGCTGGCCTTGCTACGTACGCTGTTGACACTGTAGCTACTGGT